AGATCTTAAAGGAAAGCTCGTTGCATTGAATGGAAATTACGGAGATCCACTGTATTACCCTGACCTAATTCCATTGATAAAATATTTTAAATCTGCAGGATGCAATATAATTATTACCACAAACGGCAGCTACGCCAGCAATGCAACCTGGGAGCAACTGGCAGAAATTCTTGACGAAACAGATGTTGTGAATTTCAGCATTGATGGCGTTCCTGAGAATTTTACACAGTATAGAGTAAATGCAGATTGGCCCAGCATTGAACGTGGTATAAGCATAATGACCAAGAGTCGAGCAAAGACTGTTTGGAAATTTATTGTGTTTAGTTATAATATCAATGACATCGAAACAGCTCAACAGTTGAGCAAAAATTTAGGAATCAACGAGTTTGTTTTAAACAATAGTGATCGTTGGGACGATGTTAACGATTGGTTGAATCCTAAACGATACGTTGATACCGGTTATAAAACAGAAACTGGAATACTGTCTAACGGCAGCTTTGATGGAAATCGAAATGATAGTATCATACAATGGAAAAACAGCAACAACAAAAATGACATAAACCCTGTTTGCAAAATTACTCATTCTATGCATTTCATTTCAGCTTCGGGTTTTTATTTGCCCTGTTGCTGGATGGGCGATCATAGATTCTATTACGAGAGTGATTTTTATAAACAAAAAGAAAAATTTGCAATAAGTAAAACAACGTTATCGCAAGTTATCAACAATTTAAAAGATTTTTACAACAATATCGAAACAATCAAGCCAAAAGCTTGTACATTTAACTGTCCCAAGTCATGACAAAAGATTATAATCCCGACATACAAAAACTTTTCCTGGAGATGATGCTGCAAGACGCAGAAGTATATGTGCGTGTGCAGAACATTTACAATGCAGAAAATTTTGATCGCAGTCTTAGAGAAGCTGCAAAGTTTATCAAAAAACACAGCGATGATCACAAAACGTTGCCTACTAAAGAACAGATTCAAGCAGCAACAGGTGTAGAGCTCAGGGAAGTTCCTGACCTTAAAGAAGGTCACTACGATTGGTTTTTAAAAGAATTTGAAGGATTCAGTCGTAAACAAGAACTTGAACGAGCTATTCTGCAAGCAGCAGACATGATTGAAAAAGGCGACTTTGATCCTGTGGAAAAACTAATCAAAGATGCTGTACAAATCAGTCTTACCAAAGATCTAGGCATGGACTTCTGGGAAGATCCGTCTGGCATGATTACTAGATATTTTGATTCAGGTGGGCAAGTTAGCACAGGCTGGCCACAGGTAGACAAACTGTTGTATGGTGGTTTCAGTAGAGGTGAGCTTAATATTTTTGCTGGCGGATCGGGCTCAGGTAAAAGCTTGGTCATGATGAACATTGCCCTTAACTGGGTACAACAAGGACTTCATGGAGTTTATATCACACTAGAACTCAGTCAAGAATTAACAGGTTTGCGTACAGCGGCCATGTTGACCAACATGAGTACCAAAGACATACGCAAAGACAAAGATACCGCGGCACTTAAAATTAAAATGGTTGGTAAAAAGTCTGGCACTTATCAAGTCAAAGCATTGCCTGCACAAAGCAATATCAACGATATCAGAGCATTCCTAAAAGAATACCAAATCCAAACAGGGCGCAAAATTGACTTTATGATGATCGACTATTTAGATCTGCTGATGCCTGTGAGTGCCAAAGTTAGTCCCAATGATTTGTTTGTGAAAGACAAATATGTATCAGAAGAACTGCGTAATTTGAGTAAAGAATTGGGGGTGCTCATGGTCACTGCAAGTCAGCTGAACCGAGGCGCAGTTGACGAAATTGAATTTGATCACAGTCACATTTCAGGTGGTATCAGTAAAATTAACACAGCAGATAATGTGTTTGGTATTTTTACAAGTCGTGCCATGCGCGAGCGCGGACGCTATCAAATCCAGTGTATGAAAAGTCGAAGCAGTACCGGTGTGGGTCAAAAAGTAGATCTAGAATACAACATTGAAACCATGCGTATCACTGACCCTGGTGAAGATGCAGCTGAGGCTGGTACAATCGGGTATGGGCGTCCTGGTGGTCCAAGTGCGCCTGGTAGCATAATGAATCAAATCAAAGCCAAAAGCACTACCACAACTGAAGGTGCAGGTGCTGCACCCTTTATTAAAGCTACACCAAAGCCGGGATTTGACATCGAAAGCAAAGTACAGGCCAATGTAGATAGCACAAAATTGAAACAAATGCTTGCCAGCTTAAAAACTAAAACCGAATAAAATACATGAAAAAGAACAAATACTTTTGTTATGAAGTGTATAAAAATTTGGCCATATGGTCCCATAACGGAAGAATCAAATATACTCCTTGTTCTTTTTACACTGGTGATATAGGAACAGACGATAATATTAGCATAGCCAAAGTTTGGAATAACAAAAAGCATATCGGAATAAAAAAATTAATAGAATCAGATCAAAAAGTTCCTGGATGTATTAATTGTTATAATGATGAAGCGTTGGGGTTAACAAGTAGGCGTCAAGGTGTGGTTGAATTGTATGAAAATTTTTTTAATGATTCTGACACCAATTCACCCGGACCGATTAGCATTGACTACAGCGTTGGAAATTTGTGTAATTTAAAATGTTTAGTGTGCAATCCCGGTAATAGTTCATCTTGGGTGCCTGACTATCAAAAATTATTTCCCGAAGCTGATGCAACAAAATTCAAATATCAAAAAAATAATCAAATTGAAATAACCGACAATCAGCTACAAAATATTCGCAATGTGCATTTTCACGGTGGCGGCGAACCATTGTTAAGTGATAGTCATATCACTTTTTTAAAAAATATTAAAAAAGTCAAGGGATTGTCTGATGTTCATGTGTTTTATAACACCAATGGAACTGTACGAGTTTCTGATGAAATTTTGAATTTGTGGTCTGAATGTAGATTAGTAGAATTATATTTTAGTATTGACGATATAGAACAAAGATTCGAGTATCAGAGACCGGGGGTTTCTTGGGAAAGAATAACAGAGAATTTAACTTGGTACAAAGAAAATATGCCGGTTAATCATATGTTTAAAGTTAATTGTGTATACAGCTACTTGAATTTTTATTATCTTGATCAATTGGTTGACTGGCATAAAATGAATCTCAAAGAAAATAGATTAGGTGATCCTGTAAATTTAATTTTTCAAAAGGTACTGCCTTATCCTGGTCTGCATGATTTTAGATTAGAGTTTTTGGATAAAACCCAATATAATATATTAAGAAATAAGTTCGCCGACTATCCGATGTTATTACAGCTACTTAAATCGATACCCATACGAGAAGAATTTTCCCACCAAAAATTCTTAGATCAAATTGATAAATTTGATAATTTAAGAAGTACTAAATTTGAAAAAACGCATGCTGAGTGGAAAGAAGTATTAACTTCTATAATATAAATATATAAAACGGAGTAGATTTTGCAAAAGCGTACTCGCAGTATTCTTGATGAATTAGCCCACATGCCCGTCAGTCGAGATCGGGAAAATCTTGTGGAAAGTCGTGCTAGCCATGTGATACAAGGTGCTATCAATCTGATCAATTATATCAAAGAAAACTATGATGCAGAACAATCAGCTGAATTGGAGCGTAGATTGCTCAATAGTATTAGAGCCCAAGATCCTGCTAAATTTGCTCGCGGCGTAAGGAGATTTAGGCGTGAAGATTAGAGATATTGTAAGTGAAGCGTTTGGAACTAGACGCCGTAGAGATCAATTTGGTACAGATTATGAACGAGATCCGGAAACTGGAGAATATACAGGTAATACTGAAAATAATCCCAGATCATTCACAAACATGCTGCAAGGAGTAGCTGACAGACTGGGTGCGGACTCGGGTAGTCAATGGGTAAAGGCGCCAACCGATGACAGGAAAGAGAAAATCAAACGTTATCGAGTACCACCGGGTAGAATGTTGGTAGTTCAAACCAAAGACGGTCGTAGATACTTCAAATATTCCGCTAAACCAAATTCTAAAGACAAAACTGGTTTTTGGGCAAACAGCGAAGGATCGGAAATAGTAGACCCGCAATCTGTAGCATCATTGGAAAATCTAGCACAACAAAATGGACAACTTACTTTTGATCCACGTAATAACGACACCAGTGCAGAACCAGGAACTACAGATTCTTCTATTGTAATGCCTGGTGATGAAGGGCCTGTTGGGGAGCCATCTATAACAGAACCATTACATCCTGATGTATCAATAGTACAATCTGTTCCTTTGGTTATTCAGTACAAAGGTAAAAGATTCGAAATGGATGATTACGGTGAGTTCCATCCGTTTGGTACCACAAGAAAAGTCACTCCTGCATTGCAGACTTTCCTAACTAAAGAACGAGGAAAACTATAATGCAAATCAACGAAGGCGGCAATATTTTCAAGAGTCCCGATGGGCAACCGTTAACACAAAGAATCAATCGCGATGACGTTCCTGCAACAATTAAATGGATCGAGCATGTGTCAGGAATTAGATTTCCGGAAGAAACATGGCTAGGCACCACAGGAAGAAAATCCAGTTCAGGTGATTTAGATCTAGCTGTTGACGAAACCAGTATAGATAAAGATACACTAGTTGCAGTATTATTATCAGCTGGTGTTGACGCCAAAGATATCAAAAAGTCCGGTGACAGCGTACATGTCAAAGCACCAATTGGCGGTCGTTTAGGTCAAGGATATGTACAAGCAGACTTGATGTTTGGTGACCCTAAGTGGCAAGCATTTAGTATGAGTGGTGCTGCAGAAGGTAGCAAACTGACTGGTATGAGTCGTCATGTTATTCTTGCCAGTGTTGTTGCTGCCCTGCACCCAGGACTTAAATGGAGTTATAAACACGGACTGGTTGATAGAGTCACTAATACCACAATCGAGGATGGTAAAAGCCCAGCTACACTCAGTAAAATAACAGGCATTCCTGCTGCCAAGTTAAATTCAGCTGACGATATATTGGATGCTATTAGCAAAAGACCCAACTATGAACAGTTGATTGCAGCAGCTAGAGAAACCCTGGCCAAGAGCGATATTCAATTACCTGAGGCAGCGCCTGCTCCAGGCACTGCTGCTTGGTTCAGAACATACACGGATAAACTATCGTAATGTATTTTGAATTTGTCGAATATCTAATGGAGGCTACTAATCCCAGAACTCCACATCCTGAAGATGCAATACTATCTGGTAGTGCTGCCGCAGCTCAACAAATAGCCGGATTAAAATCTGTAATATCAAATCCAAGAAACCTTACCATCAAATGGGACGGTAAGCCTGCTCTTATTTTTGGTAGGGACAGTGATGGGCAGTTGGCAATCATGGACAAGTACATGTTTGATGCCGGCTTCCTGGCAAAAAATGTAGAAGATTGGAAACGATACGACTCACAAAAAGCATCAGGCAATCTCAGAGGTAGCCTTTATAATCTATTAGAAACAATTTGGCCTGCACTAAATCAAGCAGTACAAGGACCAGGTTTCTATTGGGGCGATTTGCTTTATGCAGGACAGCTACAGCCGACTCAAGGAAAATTTGTTTTCCAACCCAATCTAGTTGAATACAGAATAGCAACCAACAGTGCTCTAGGAAAGATTATTGCAGGATCTGTTGGCGGAATCGTAGTGCATCAATATTTTGACAGTGTAGGTGGACAACCAACGCAGTGGAACGGCAAGGGACTAGCAAACGTGCCTGGCGGCATTGCTATTATTTCTCCCACAGCGGGTAATAAATTTACACTAAAAACTCCGGTACAACAGGAACGTGCAGCAGATGCAGCCCTAAAAAAATATGGCGCAGCAGTAGATGAACTGTTGGGATCCATCCCACAAAGCACCAGAGACAGAATCAAAACATATTTTAATAAATTTATCACTAGACAAACCACCGAGCCTTTGCATACATGGTTAGCCGCAAACGTTAGCAAAGTGCAGTATAACGCTCTAGCTGGCGACAATTATACTGGAAAACTGTTTGCACAAGACCCCAGCGGACAAATAGTTGAGAGTCCTGGGTATGTTGGACTCAAAGCAATCTGGAACAGCATTTACGCCTTTAAACAACACCTGGCTAAACAGCTGGCATCGCAAGTGCAAGGAATTGAAGAATATGTAAACGGACAGCCCGCAGGCGAAGGTTTTGTGTTTCCAACCTCAACAGGTTTGGTCAAAATCGTGGACAGAGAAGTGTTTAGTGCCGCTAATTTCGCCAAAATGAACTAATTGGTATAAATATTAGCATGCGGTAATACGCAAATAATTAAGGAGAAATAAAATGGCAATTGGAGTCCAAAAAGTACACGGCAATAGTGCTGGTGTAAACAACGTTGATGCAGGTCAATTTTTTGCAAATGCAAAGATCATTAATACAGGTATCGCTTCACCTATCAGTGCAATCAAGATTGGTACCTTAGGTGCAACTGCTAACTTAGCAGCAGAACTAGGCGAGCCAAGCGGTGCAGGTCTAGTAGGTGCAGTAGAAACCCTAATCAAGACCATTTCTACAAACGCATCTGTTATTGCATACCAAGTTGATGCAGCTGGTTCAAGCGCACAACTAAGCGTTCTAGTAGAGCGTAGCTCATGGTCAGATGCTGATCTACAAGCTCAGATTCGCACACTAACCCACAATGGTACAGCTGGTGCTAACATTGGTGCATACGGCAACGTATTCCCAGCATTGGCTACTGTATCGTCAACTGGCGGTATCAAACTAGCTTAATTAAATTTAAGTTAATTAAAAAGCAGACTTCGGTCTGCTTTTTTTATAACCAGCATAAATATTAACATGCGATAACACGCAAATAATTTAGGAGAAATAAAATGGCAATTGGTTTAGATCGTAGCGCAGGCTACTTTTTTGCAGGTACAACTGGAACTTTGATCGTTCCTGGTCAAAGCGTTAAGTTATATGTAGTTGATGCTGGCGTTAACTTGTCATCAGAAGATGATGCAGCAAACGAAGCTTATGAAGCAATCATTCAGGCATTCCCACCAGTACTAGCATATTTTGCTCATGCTACTAGCGGCATTATTAGCATTATCTGCGATGGTGTAAATGCCCCAGCAGCTAGCGCACTACAGACAGCACTACAGGCTATTGGCACCAAGAAAGGTTCTGTTAACTTAGGTAGCGCAACTGTGACAGACGGAACTAGTTTTGTAGTATCGTAATTTTTAAAAATTACAACAAAAAGCAGACTTTGGTCTGCTTTTTTTATGGCTATAAATATCTATATGAAATTTTATACTGGCATAACATTAGTTGATATTACTGCTACTGGTATCACCAGACACAGACCTGGCCAAGAAGTTCAACGGGATCAACAAAGAAATTGGGAAACAGTATTACAGGTAATAGGTCTTAGATCACAGCCACAGTTGATTGAAGGACCAATTTGTGCAGAATTTGACATCGATGAAACCAGCGGCTTCGGTGAGATGTACTATGGCAAGCAGCGAGCATGGATTTTCTGCTTTGGGGTCGAACATGAAGATGTATTTCTTGAAGACCGTGATCCGGTTGGCGGATTGGACAAAGATTTTGCTCAAGTGCCTATAATTTGTGGGCTAGATGAAACTGCAAGGTTTATATTACCAATTTTTTATCCATATGGCGCTATAAAAAACATATACTTTAAAACTGGCAGAATGAACTTAAATACAATTTAAATCATTGGCATTTTAAGGCATTTTCTTTATGGCTCACAATCTAGACAACAACACAGAACCCTCTAATTTTTATGAAAGAGTACTATGGCAGCAAGCGAAAGAACAAGCCTTGGAGCGCACGTGGATTTATGCGCCGAAAGATACAAGGCATTGGAAGATAAATTAGACAAACTAGAACAGCGTATGACTAATATGGAAGAAAACATCATAGTTATCCGCACGAAAATTTCGGAATCTACTGCCGAGGCTACCAGTAAAACTAGCGGGCAGTTGATTACCATTGGCACAGCTTTTGGTGTAGCAATGCTCACAGGCTTAATTATGGTTATTGTACAACTTGTCCTGAAATAATAATGAAGATAATAGAATTATTAAATAAAGTTAGATTACCAATTACCAACGAAGAATCAGACATCTTAGGTAAATTTAGCGAATCAACGGAAATATTAAAAAAAGATTTAAGTCCAAGAGAAGTATTATTAGCTAACCAATTGGTAAACAAAGATATACTATATAGAAAAAATGACGAAGGGCAAATTTATTACAAAAAGAAAGTCTGATTTGGACAATGCCAGAGCAGCATTTACAGAATTTGGGCTAAATTATATTCAATCATGGACCCGTCAAGAACTAGCAAAATATAGATCAAAGCCTGTAGTTATTCCGATTGGGGACTACAGGTTTTTTGTTGGATCGTTTCAAATTGTTGGTAAACACACATATTGTTGGACAGTGACTCAATTTGATGACAAATACGTTCATGATTTTGTTGATAAAATTACAGCGATTTTGTATTGTTTGTATGAAACACGCGGACAATTTCCTCAAGCCAATACGCTATTAGAGCTTGATAAAAAAATAGGAAAACTAAGTACTGATATTATACACTACGAAAAAGCATTACAACGAAAAAAACAGGATAATTTTAAAAAAGACGTTGCATACAATAGACTATTAGATGCCAGAATGCAGCGTAAAGATTCAATACAGATTTTGAAAAAAACTTTAATTTCGGCTAAATACTTTAACTTTAGGAACAACAGCTATGAGACTAACAGAAATGGGCACCAAGCCCACAGCAAAAAAAATTAACAAAGTAATGGAAAGCCGTTTTGGCGTTAAAATTGATTACGCCAATTTAGACTTCAAACGTGCATATGTATTAGCACGTGGCCTAACTGAGAGCCTTGAAAAAATCAAGCACAGCCACGGAGTACACGTAGCAGAAAAGAATCCTAAGTACATGGAGCTGCTAATGGTACGTGAAGGCCTACATCGCTGGATGGTTGAAAACAAACAACAACTGATCCTAGAAAGCGAAATGGGCAAGAGCCAGGCTATTCTAGCTGCCAAGGACATGGTTGACAGTATCCAGGACATGCTTGAAGAAGTTAGCAAAATGCAAAACGAGCAGATGCCTGCATTACTAGACACTATTCGTGACCAAATTGGCATGGAACAAGCTGACGCATTTAAAGCCGCAGTTGAGCCATTATTGGCTAACATGAGCCAGCAGTTAAGCTCGGCACGAAGCACAGCTGATACCGCTGCTAGAGCTCTTGCAGGAGAACAAGTGGCGCAACCAATGGGTATGGGCATGGGAGCTGATGCAGCACCTGGTGCAATGCCTGACGGTACTGAAATGCCAGCAGCAGATATGGGCAGTGATCTTGATACTGACGAATTCGCAGCAACTAGTGCAGCAGCAGGTCCAAATGTTGTAGGCAGAGAAAAACGTTAATGCGTATTCGTGAAATTATCACTGAGGATGCTATTGATGAGATCCTCGAAGACGAGGCAGCAGATCCGGCTATTCTTGATCTGATGAACATACTTGAAACTATGAGAAACCGTGCTCATGACACTCACGCGGTGCCACGAGTACGGGCCGATTCACTAATAAATCTAGTGCAAATGCAGCATCCGCAATTTAATTTAGATACATTAGATCAAGCTCTATCAAACAACGAATCTTTGAAAGCTCTTGTTAAAGATATCAAAGACGACGCAACTGGAGTAAAGTATGTGTACCTAACTCCGTTTGCCGACGACGATGAAGAATTGGCCGCAATTGGTGACTCAAACGCTCCTAGAACACCCCCTGAGCGTACAGTAGATTCAATGGCTAAGTCTGCTCTTGCAAAAAGATCGTAAATAAATTACAATAATCCAAGGAGAATAAAATGGCTTACTCAGGTCAAGTCTTGGATCACTATGAAAATCCAAGAAACGTTGGTAAACTGGATAAAAATGATCCCAGTGTAGGAACAGGTCTAGTAGGAGCTCCTGCTTGCGGAGATGTACTTCAATTACAAATACAAGTAGAAAACAATGTGATTACAGATGCCAAATTCAAGACTTATGGTTGCGGTTCGGCAATCGCAAGTTCATCATTGGTCACAACGTGGCTCAAGGGAAAGAGTCTTGATGAAGCAGCAGCAATTCAAAACACTCAAATTGCAGAAGAACTTGCACTACCGCCTGTTAAAATTCACTGTTCTATATTAGCAGAAGATGCAATCAAAGCGGCACTAGCAGACTATAAGAATAAACAAAATGCTTAAAGTTTTATTTTATCATGCAAATGATACTCTGAGAGAAAGTGCCGAAAAATTATTATTTTTGGGAGTAGCAGCTCTGTATTTAAAAACATGGATCGACCAAAATCGTCCTGAAATCGGAGAAAAATTAGATTGGATGCTTCCGATACAAAAAAAGATGTCAGATGATGAGTTGGTAAGTCTATTAGAGAAAGAAAAGCCAGACCTGTTTTGCAGTAGTCATTACATTTGGAATGATAGTTTTATCTGCGATCAATTGAATAGAATCAAGAGTAAGGTTCCATCAAGTATTTGTTTTATAGCAGGCGGTCCTAGCATTGATGTAAACATTGATCCAGAATTTTTTACCAAAAAAACATTCCCTGATTATGCCATATATGGTGCAGGCGAAGTGGCATTTGCTGACATAGTAGAAAGCATTTTAAAAAACAAAAAGCTGATAGCTTTTAATACCTCAAACGTGGCCTGGCTGGATAAAGTAAAAAATAAAACTGTTGTGGCTGATTTTAAATACGTACCACAATTGTCAGTTAGTCCATACTTGAGCAATAAAGAATTATTTGCATCAATGATCAAGGATGTGCAAAGCAAACAGATAAGCGTAGTTCTTCCTTATGATTTGACTAGGGGTTGTCCTTACAGTTGTACATTTTGTGATTGGAATAGCGGTCTAACTAATAAAACCACTAGACGTAAAAACAGTTATAAAGATGAAATTGATTTGTTTCAAGAGTTAAAGGTCAAGAACATCTATCTGTCAGATGCCAATGTTGGTCAGTATCAAGAAGATATTGACATGATTGAATACATGGGCAATAAAAATATTTTTGAAAATGCTGGTTTTAAAATTGATGGTAATTTTAGTAAATTAAGAAAAGAAAACAATTTAAAAATTTATCACATATTGGCAAAAAGTAATATGCTAACCGATGTTGCGGGATTTACAATTTCAGTACAAGATATCAATAAAACTGTATTGGAAAATATTGATAGACCCGACGTTGGGTGGGATGTGCATCTGTCAATGATACAAGAATTAAAAGAAGCTTACCCACATCTACATTCAAAAATTCAATTGATTCAAGGACTACCGGGACAAACAGTAGAAAGCTGGAGAGAAACACTTAAAGAAATAAGCAGACACGATTTACAATTGCAAATTTTTATCAGCGAACTTTTACCAGCCAGCCCAGCAGCAAGAGATAAAACTTATCAAGAAAAGTTTAAATTTACCTATACCACTAGCGAACGTTTCAATGGACATCACTATTTTGATGCAACATTTCCTGAAACGTGCATTAGTTTTAGTAAAAAAGATTTTGTAAGAATGACAGTGCTATCACACATTTATTCTGCTCTTACTCAATTCAGAAGTCAAAAAATTGCAACTTTTAATTTGGAACAGGTAGTTGATGATTTCTTAGAATCGCCAATGTGCAAAGCAGTTGAAGACAATTTGTACGATAATTGGACAAATCACAATAAATTTTATTATACCAAAGGTGTTGATGGCAGACCGCTATTTGGACAAGAAGCAATCACCGCCTGTTATATTTTCCTTACTGGATCAATTTGGGCAGGTAATCACAAACTTCTCACCCTAATTGCTAAAAATCTTGATCCTGGGGTAATGTCTCCAACAGAATTTATAAAAAACAATTTAGTAAAAAACGGCAATCGTTTAAATGTTAAAATAGAAACGCTAGCAGGATTTGAATAATGATTACTCTCACCGAAAAAGCAGCAAAAAAAGTACAACAGCACTTAATCAAACGTGGTCGTGGATCTGGCATAATGATTGGCGTCCGTACTACCGGGTGCTCGGGTCTTGCTTATAAGTTAGAATATGTAGATGTTCCTCCGGTCACTAGAGACTGGATGACTTATGACAGCAATGGTGTTAAAATATATGTTAACGGTCGAGATTTGCCTTACGTAAATGGTCTTACTATGGATTACAAGCGGCAAGGACTCAACGAAGGTTTCGAGTTTATCAACCCAAACGAACGTGACCGCTGCGGTTGCGGAGAAAGTTTTCGAGTTTAAATGATTATACCAAAATTTGATTATACCCCTCTAGCTAGAGAAAGTGTAGAGGGTAAACGTCATTACGCCCTTCCTGATGGTAGCCGTGTTCCTAGTGTCACAACAATCCTAGATCGTACTAAACCTGCTGAAGCAAGACAAAAGCTTCAAGAATGGAAAGATCGTGTTGGGCATGAACGAGCACAGCAAATTACCACAGAAGCTGCCAATCGTGGCACCCGTATGCATACCTATCTTGAGCGTTATGTTAAAAATGACGATATAGGCGATTTCCCCTCCAACCCGTTTGCACAGCCTAGCTGGTTTATGGCTGCACAAGTTATTTTAGAAGGATTAGGTAATGTTGATGAATATTGGGGTTGCGAGGTTCCTTTATACTATTCTGGGCTATATGCTGGTACTACTGACTGTGTCGGGGTGTGGAAGGGACAGCCTGCAATCATGGATTTTAAGCAAACGAACAAGCCTAAAAAGCGTGAGTGGATCGACGATTATTTTCTACAGCTCGCGGCATATGCTGCGGCTCACAACGACACATATGGAACAAACATTAACACGGGTGTTATTCTCATGTGTGCTCGACCTACTGATGAACACGCAACGCCTCAATACCAGGAATTTGTACTAGAACCCAAGGATTTTGCTTATTGGAGTGATCAGTGGATGCGTAGAGTAGAGCTCTACTATCTTACAAGCTAAATACACAATAATTGAGGATTTAGCATGGCCGTTACGCAGATAAGCAGAATTCAACATCGCAGAGGATTAGAGCAAGATCTTCCGCAGTTAGCTTCAGCTGAACTTGGTTGGAGTTTGGACACCAGAAAATTATACATTGGTAATGGTACCTTGGATGAAGGTGCCCCGACACTGGGAGTCACTGAAATTTTAACTCAGTACTCTGACCTTACTGCTCTACTTGGAACTTACACATTTGTAGGCAATGCAACAGGATTTTCGGTACAGACTGGCAGCAGTCTACTAAATCCAACTGTTCGTAGCTTCCAACAAAAGTTTGACGACTTTGTAAATGTTAGAGATTTTGGAGCCAAAGGCAATGGCTTGGACGATGACTATGCTGCAATTAATCGAGCAATAACTCAAATTTATAGAACATCGTTAAACGAAATAGATCCTCGCACACGTAGAACAATTTATTTGCCCGGCGGCACGTATCTAACATCCAATACTATTCAAATTCCTCCTTATGCTAGATTGGTAGGTGATGGTATTGATAGCACAATTATCAAGGCCAAGTTTGGTAATTTATCTGTAGCAAACCTTTGCGATTCTTCTTTTAATTCTGGACCATTGATTGGCTCAGGAACAGCTATATTACCACAAGGTATTGAAATCAGCGGCATGTCGTTTGTTAACACCAGCGCCGGTGTAGCACAACCTGTTTTGAACATTGACAGTGCATCTAACGTCAGAATAGTAAATACTCATTTTGGATCAAATGTATCTGCAACTGTGTTTCCAAATGTGGTACACATCTACAGTACTGTGTCACCAGTTAATTCGTTAACTTTTGATGGATGTCGTTTCGTTGGCGGCGGTAATGGGATAGTTAATTTTGGAACTACTACACGTTCATTGAGTATCATGAACAGTAGATACGATGGTCTGTCGAATACTGCTTTTGTGATGAATTCTATAGATTCTGTTTCTTCAATTAACAATTACTACGCAGGACAGTCAGCAGTCTTCTTGAAGGACTCGGCTGTGAGCTTTGTGAGTTTTGGTGAAACATTCCAAACAGGATCAGACGCTGGCTTAGGTATGTTCTTGGGAAATTTATTGACAGGGGTAGCACGAGGGGCATCCATTACAGGTACCACTTATGTGGCCAGTTTAGTTCCAAACACCGCAGGAAAAATACGTTATGAATTGAGCAATAGCTCTGCTAAACGCTTTGGTACATTTACGTTTTCTACTGATGGTACTTACAGTAATTTTACCGACAGTTATACTGAATCAAATATAAGTCTCAAGGCAAATTTGTTTGCCAATGCAGACAGTTTAATTTGTTCCTTAGATTCGGGCACTGGTACTTTAAAATATAGTCTTACACAATTTGTATAATTTATAAATGTTCAAACTATCTGCTAATAGGCGTTTGGCCTATTGGAAGAATTTTCGAAGTCAAATTGGTAGTATGCCACTTGAACGTGCATTGGAGGAAACTCAACGACTTTGGCAAACTTGTCCTTTTACTCCGTTCTATCTCACAGCCGAGCAACCTGACTCGTGGCCCAATCCTTGGGAATTACTGATAGAAAATTACTATTGCGATCTTGCAAAATGCTTGGGAATAGTATATACTTTACATCTTAGCGATCACGGCAAAAATCTAAAACCGGAAATACGAGTATATAATGATCCAGTTGATAGATATCAATATCATATAGCATACTTTGCCGATGGGAAATATGTTCTTAATTTGATTGAGGACGAGATCGTAAATAAAGAACACATTAATCAACAATTTAACTTAAAATATTGCTACACAGCAATAGATTTAAAATTAGAACAATACTAGAGGCAATAGATGACGCAGATTCAAATAACTAAAAGAGACGGACGTAAAGAAACACTAGATTTAGAAAAACTACATAAAGTGGTGTTTTGGGCAACTGAAGGGATCACTGGAGTTAGTGCAAGTGAAGTAGAAATAAAAAGTCATATTCAATTTTATAACGGAATCCGTACATCGGATATCCAAGAAACATTAATTAAGTCAGCCGCTGATCTAATCAGCGAAGAAACCCCAAACTATCAATATGTAGCAGGAAGATTGATTAACTATCATCTTCGCAAACAGGTTTATGGTGACTACCAGCCTTGGCCCTTGATAGATCTTGTAAAAAAGAATGTGGAGTCGGGATTTTACGATACAGGACTTCTCGCCGCCTACAGTGAGGACGAGTGGGCACGACTGAATTCATTTATTCACCACGACAGAGACGAGAACTTTACCTATGTGGCCATGGAACAATGGCGCGGTAAATATCTTGTACAAAATCGTGTGACCAATGAGATATACGAAACACCGCAAGTGGCATATCTGCTTATCGCCGCAACATTATTTCAAAATTATCCGCGAGAAACAAGATTACAATGGGTAAAAGATTATTATGACGCCATTAGCTTACACGATATCAGCTTGCCTACTCCTGTTATGGCCGGTGTACGCACTCCGCAAAAGCAATTCAGTAGTTGCGTTCTTATTGAAACGGACGATAGTCTTGACAGTATTAATGCTACTACTTCTTCCATTGTTAAGTACGTCAGCCAAAAAGCCGGCATTGGAATCGGTGCAGGTAGAATACGAGCACTCGGAAGCCCAATCCGAAATGGAGATGCTTACCACACCGGGGTTATACCCTTTTACAAGCTGTTCCAAAGCGCCACTCGTAGTTGTTCGCAAGGGGGTGTCCGTAATGGCGCCGCTACTTTGTACTACCCGATCTGGCACCTCGAGATTGAGGATTTGATTGTTCTCAAGAACAACAAAGGAACCGAAGACAATCGTGTACGCCATATGGACTATGGTGTGCAGTTTAACAAGTTGATGTATGAAAGACTAATTACAGGTGGCGATATTACCTGCTTTAGTCCTAATGATGTACCAGAGCTGTACTCTGCCTTTTTCAATGATCAAGATCGATTCAAAGAGCTATATGAGCGAGCAGAGCGTAATACCAAGCTGAGAAAGAAAACTTTCAAGGCTGCTGATTTGTTTAGTAGATTCATGCAGGAACGCAAGGATACTGGTCGTATCTATCTCCAGAATGTCGATCATGCAAACACGCATTCGCCGTTTGATGAACGAGTTGCACCAATCAAGATGAGTAATCTTTGCGCTGAAATTGATTTGCCAACTGTGCCGTTAAAAGATGTCAACGACGAGGATGGTAGGATCGCCCTGTGTACTCTATCAGCGATCAATTGGGGCAATGTAAAAAGCCCACATGACTTCGAAAAGATGTGTCGGTTGGCGGTAAGAGGATTGGATGCATTGTTGTCGTATCAAAATTATCCGATCCTTGCAGCACGTTTAGCGACCGAAGAGTTTAGGCCAATTGGGGTTGGAATTATTAATTTTGCCTACTTCCTAGCTAAGAATGATGTTAGTTATAGTGACCCTAAGGCGTTAGCTTTAGTTGACGAGTATGCAGAAGCTTGGTCGTATTATTTGATCAAAGCTTCTGCAGACCTCGCCGAAGAACAAGGCGCTTGCACTCGCTGGAAGGATTTAAAGAGTGCAAACGGCGTATTACCTATTGATACACGTAAACGAGATGTGGACGAATTGGTGCCCTACCAAGAGCGTATGCCTTGGCAATCACTACGCGAACAAATCCAACGTACTGGTCAGCGCAATGCCACACTAATGGCTTTGATGCCTGCAGAGACAAGTGCTCAGATCAGTAATGCTACTAATGGAATTGAGCCACCACGTTCGTATGTGTCAGTAAAGCAAAGCAAACACGGCGCATTACGTCAGGTAGTTCCTGAATATCGTCGTTTAAAGAACAAATATGAACTGCTTTGGGATCAAGTCAGCCCCGAGGGCTATCTCAAGCTGTGTGCAGTGCTACAAAAATATATTGATCAAGGTATCAGTGTAAATACTTCCTACAATCCACAGTACTACGATGATGAAAAGATTCCTATGTCGGAAATGCTACAGCATCTTTTAATGTGCTACAAGTATGGATTGAAGCAACTGTATTATTTTAACACCTTTGATGGTCAAGGCGAAATCAACATCGACAAGTTAGTTGACTCTAAACCAGTAGAAGAAACAGAATACACCAGTCAAGAAGACTGCGACAGTTGCGTAATCTAATAGAGTTATGAATCTACGAAAATATATCAATCTGTTTGAGGATACCGCTATTGGTATCACTGATGATTGGTTCAAAGACGGGTCTTTTAAAACCTATAAAAAACCCAACCCTGAGCAATACGAAATAGCCGAAGAGGATGGCGTTATTCAAACTCTCGAAGGCCCGGTAAACTATAAACGAGGTTATTATATCCTTACCGGACCCAAGGGCGAACAATACCCTATCCCTCCAGAAAAGTTTCGTGAATTAAAAGATGACGCAGGCAACGGTATTTGTTATCCCAAGAAAATAATAAAATTGGCCAAATTGGCCGATCATGATGGATCAGTTGCAACCAGTTGGGGCGAAGTGCTAAACTATACAGCAGGCAATGACTATATTGTCCGCCACGGTCCCAACGACTACGGTGTAGTAAAAAGAGAAATATTTGAAAAAACTTACGAGGTTGGAAAATAACAATGAGCGTCTTTAACATTAATAATAAAAATAATCACACACAGGCTTTGGCATTTCTTGACGAATCGGGCGCACATCCTATTCAACGATATGATGTACTAAAGTATAGACAGTTTGACAAACTGACAGATAAACAATTGGGATTCTTCTGGCGACCAGAAGAAGTAGATGTACTTCGAGATGCAAAAGACTTCAAGGAATTGACCGAACATGAACAGCATATTTTCACAAGTAATCTTAAGCGACAAATCCTTTTGGATAGTGTTCAAGGTCGTAGTCCCAATCTTGCTTTTCTTCCCATCGCTACTATTCCTGAGCTCGAAACTTGGATTCAAACCTGGGCCTTTAACGAAACGATTCATAGCCGTAGCTATACTCACATTATCCGCAATGTTTATAGTGACCCTAGTGTTATATTTGATGAGCTCACGGATATAAAAGAAATTGTAGATTGTGCAAAAGATATCAGCAAGTACTACGATGATCTTATTGAAACTGTACAGTATTATAAACTGTTAGGGTATGGCCGTCACACTGTTAACGGCAAAGAAATCGTTGTAGGCCAACGAGACTTGAAGAAAAAACTATGGCTGTGTCTTAACAGTGTCAACGCACTAGAAGGTATCCGTTTTTATGTGAGCTTTG